AGTGTCAACTACCATTTTCGCCTCTATGAGAATATAGGAACAGGAAAGCCCTTTTTGCAACTTACGTATATTTCACCATCAGTACCTTCTTCAAGCTCTCCACTGGCCATCTTATCTGATATTTCTCTTACGGGCATTAGCTCTCTCTCTAGGTGTCGATTATAGTAGTGGAACCGTCAGTAACAATAGACGATCCATCAATAATTATAGTGTATCCTGTTCCTGTGTACTCTGCCCTGCATGTAGTCCAAGGCCCTGCATAATCACCCTCAATCCTTCTTATAGCTGACATATAGTTCCCGACTACAGGTACCCCTCCTAAATCTAATGATCCAAACGTGCCTAGTTCTACATCTACAGTAGACCCTAAGTATATTATGTCATTAGTATCTGTGTTCTTTACTAAAACCTCTAATTCATCTCCTATATTCACCCCAAGCCAAGCAAGCCATACATTGGTGCCAGTGAATGATAGTATACATTGGGGTACTTCTGTTATAAGATTATCACATATGTACTCAGGAACACAGGCTGTAGCTATGTCAGCAGGTTCACAAGGAGATCCATCACCTCCGGTACAAGGGCTTACTACTCTACCTCCACAACTCATGTCTTTATACCGAAGTTAAGCAGTGTACAGGATGGTTGAGTGACTCCTACATGGTCTTGTATAACAGGAGTATGGCCGCCATTCTCCCCTATAGAAGCTGTATGACCATGAGCACCGGCGGCTCCAGAAGTAGAAGCTACGTCATTAGCTACAGTAGTTGTAGGGCTACTGTAGTTAGCGTTAGTGTATCCTGCGGCAGACACACTGTGAGTATGATTACCTACAGAGTTAACTGAAACGGAATGACTGTGATTAGCTACAGCATCTGCTACATGCCCGTGAGTCCCTACGCTACCCTCCTCTAGAGTTCCTGTGTCAGTCCCGTTACTGTTCTTCATAAAGTTTACAGCAGGAACATCAAAGGTGTTACCTGGGGTACTTCCGAATAAAGCCCCTAGAGCTGGGTAAGTATCGTAATCATATGTAGCCCCCATAGGTATATACCCAGCAGGAAGAGTATCAAAAGGCCATATAAGGATAGAACCAGTTATAGAGGAGCCGGCCTGAGTCTGTAGCTCATATGCAGTCTCTCCAGCATTAACTATAAGAACTTTACCGGTCTGACCTGATAGGTCTTCTGGAAAGCGCTTATCATTATCGACATATTTTCTAGGGTCTACAGCCATTGTTTTCTCCGTTAAACTACACTAGTTATAATTCCGTCAACTATGGTTACGGTATCACCATCCCCATTAGTGAACGATCCTGACCACCCTAAGGTTAGTGGGTGTATTTTAGCTATCTCTTCACGAAGATTAATCGCTGGAGAGTATGTTACAGCCTCATTAGCAGAACCGAGCAAGTAAGACTCACTATTATAACTAATAGAACTAATATCTTGGCTGGTAAGGTTAGCGTCTGAAATATCTCCAACATTTATTAATCCCTGTATTTTACAGGCTCCACTGTCTGTTCCTACAAGAGTGGAGTCTGTATATTCATTATAGTCAAGCGCTAGTACGTTGGAAGAAGGAAGAGTACACTTTGCACCTTCTTCAAATAACTTCTTCTCTTCGTTGTATATGTCGAGAATCTCTTGGTCTGTTGGGGCTGTTGCTGTTAATCGCCATAGGGCTATACTACCTGTCTCTAATGCAGTTGCCTTTGTTGCGAAAACACCAAGAAACAATAGTGCGCTTGCGTTATCTAAATTAACGGTATCGGCCGCTGAATATTCATTGACACCATTGAAAAATATAGATGTAACCCCAGATTCTCTTTTAACGGCTGCAAATATAGTGCTGTTAGTTGAGGCAAGTGATGTTGACACAAAATTGCTTGTTCCGTTATAATAAGCCAATGCACCTGTATTCCTTACAGAGAACCGCATTTCAGCTCCAGATACTGTAACATCAGCTCTATGTAAGATCTCTCTCGTAGCTGGTGGTAAGGATGATAGTTGTAACCACCCCATAACACAAAAGTCACCAGTACCAAAGTCCAGATCAGCAGTATAAGGTTGCTCAATGTAGTTATCAGTAGAGAAGCCAGAGTAAGCCACAAGCTCTGCTCCGGTTGCTACAGGTGCCTTGGTAAGCTCACCGACTACTTGGAGATCATTATCCTTTACGCAGCGGTCGGCTACGTCTATGGACTCTACTACTACATTGTCTATATCACCATTAAAGTCTTCATAACCTTGTATATAGAAGAGTATACCATTCCCGCCCCCTTCCAACACTTCAGTATATGTGCCATCTGCTGTTCTTGGTGTACCTATACCAACATCATCTGCAGAAGCACCTACTAAGACCCTTACTGTACCAGCAACATAATTGCTTATTGTGAATGTGACACGATACTTTGTACCTACTTCTATGTTACAGCTTTGACGAAGATAACAATTACCCCCTGTCTGGGTGCCATCTAAAGAAGCTACTCCAGACGCTATAACCCAACCTGGGCTCCCACTTCCTGAGGTATTCCAAGCCCGATCAGAGGAGAACTCCCCGTTCTCCACTAGGTTCTGGACTGCTTTTACTGTTATATTGTCATAAAAGTTATGACCTCCATCAGTCAGTTGTCCGTTAGAACACCACACTGAACATGCGGTTGTAGTTGCTTTGAAGGTAGCTGTTAATGTGCCAGAGGGGTCTGTACCTGCGACAGAGGTCAAGAAGCTACCACCCGTGGCAGTGTCTCTAACTCGCAACCCTGCTTCTGTAAGAGTGCCTAATTCGTAATCTAAGGATACTGTGTACACTTGCCCTATTACTGTAGCTATCGCCTGGTATCCAGCTCCGTAAAAAGCTCCGTAATTAGTCACCTTTAACCTTTGGGTATCAACGGTCAGTGTAGCTGATGCAGCAGTCCACCCTGTAGTATCAGTATCAAAGGTACCATTCTCCACAAGCTCCGTGGTAACATCAGTACCAATACCACCAGCAACAGTATCAGCAAGAGTCGCCAAGCGGATATCACCTTTCATCCAGCCAGTGTTGTACTCGTCGGTTATGTAGGCTACTGAGCCTTCTGCTGGAGTTGTTGGGTTTTCTTTCAGGAGTGTTAGGCCTTTTGTATGTCCCATTGACTTGTCATTTGATACAGAGGACAACAAAGTGTCAGCAGACCCTGTGTCTCCGCCAATAAAAAACAAGTCAGGGGTATTCGATAGTATCTCATAATTTGTGTAAAACGCCAGTGAATTACCCTTAGCATAGTAGTATGTCTCAGTAATATCAGATGTTGGTATTGCATATACATGGCACATGTTTATACTAGTTCCAGCATCATTCCCATGTGCCACTCTGATATTATTAGCATTATCGAATGTAATATGGTGTGATTTACTTTGATCCCACGTAATATCAACAACAGTCCCCACACCAGCAGGGCCATCAATAACACTCACGCCACCGTCAGTAGCTACAGCGATCGTAGGCACAGCAATACCAGTTTCGGAATCTATGGGAGCATTGTCGAGTATGGTCATTGATACGTCGTTAGCTATGTTATTTACGATTACGAAAGTTGTATTTATCTGAGTCCTACCCCCGCCAACAGTATTCCTGCCTGATATTTGTAGGTCATACCGTGTGTATTCTGTGCTTCTAATCAAATGCCCATTATCGGTAATAAAGTTTATTATATTTAAACCTATTGTTGTAGTCCCTACACTCAAAACGCCATTAAGTGCAGATATAGTAGTTACCCCATTAGCGGTGGCGACGATCATATATGTGTCAGTAAATAATGATGCAAACCGGACATTGAACACCATCCACATAGGAGCAGCAGGATCAGTAAGATCAAAGATTGTAACCTTGTTAGTCTCAGCAACAATAGCAGCAACGGCAGGGAACTTACGCGTCTTTCCCCTTGTAGCGGTGTTCAATGTCTCATTGTACCATGAGAGATCTTGGCATCGATCACGCCATGCGCCACCGTCTGAATCTTTGGTTGTGTCGTAGATGAAGGTATCTACAGTAGCCGCTGTAACTAGTGTTTCTGCTATCTCAGCTATATTAATATCTGCTGCACTGGCTTCCGCATCTAAGGCGCTTTGCAGAGAGTCAGCAGCACTAGCAGCAGACTCAGCAGCACTTGTAGAGCTATCCCCAGCGCTACTTAAAGAGTCAGCAGCGCTACTCAGGGACTCGGAAGCACTGGCAGCAGACTCAGCAGCACTGGCAGCAGACTCAGCAGCACTGGCAGCGGATTCGGCAGCGCTACTCAGGGACTCGGAAGCACTGGCAGCAGACTCAGCAGCACTGGCAGCAGACTCAGCAGCACTGGCAGCGGATTCGGCAGCACTACCTTCAGCGTCCACTAGTGCTGCTGCGATATCGTCATGTATTCCTGATATATCGTATGTGTTAATGCTAGTTATGTCTATTTCATCTCCTACGTCTGCTGGGGAGATTAAGGTAAGTACAGAAGCAGCTACTTCACTGTTCAACGTGTAGTCTTCATCAAGCCTAAGCTTTCTGGAGTTCATAAATACGAATATGTTATCTTCAGCCGTAGGTTTTGTTATAGAGAAATCAGTCTGTCCAGCAGAAGCAGTATAGAAATCTGTACTTATAGCATCGCTACGCTCCCCTACAATGATAAGAGAAGCGGCTTCAGCCGCCGATTCTGCAGCACTAGAGGCTGATGCTGTAGATTCTGCGGCACAGTTAGCGGCGTTGTTCTCGCTAAGAGAAGCATTACTTTCTGAGCTTGCAGCGTTGTCTTCTGAGGACTTAGCTGCTGCTTCACTGGATGCTGCATTTGTCGCACTATCAGACGCATTAGCCTCGGACTGTGCTGCCTGTGATGCTAGGTCTTCTACATACCCTACATCAAAGGCTAATAACCAGTAACCTAACGCCAAGTCGTCCTCAAAAGAGTCAGAAGATGTGTGATTACTAAGAGCTACATACCAGTTAGAGTCCTCTCCTTGTACTAAGTCACTTACAGCATATTCTGTATACCCCAACCACGTACCTCTCCATGCGGCTCTAACATAGTTACTAGATATAACTGACCGCAATTCTTGTATGATGAGAATAGCCCGGTCTAAGTCGATTTCTAGCAACTCGGTGTTGAAAGAGCTATTATTAACCCAATCTGTCGGCTGCTCAACTACGGTATCTCTACGTATTTCGAGGGTTCCTCCAGAGGGCTCAGAAAGTACTGTAACAGTTCCTCCAGCATCCCCATCGCCTAGGAGTGTGACGGTATAATCTAAGGCTTCTCCCTGTGCTAGTACAGTTCTCTCTCCGTATACGTCAAGTATAGCCACCTCAAGGTCGCCAGAATCCAACACCCTAAATGGGAAGTCATAATCATTGGGGCCTAAGTAGGCGTAGGTTATTAAAGGCGCTTGCCCTGCTGGTACAGTCATTAGTTACTCCTTAAACGGTTATGATAATTTTGCTTAGTCCCTTTAACCCGTTGGCCTATAGAAAATTGGGGAGAATACAAGAGCTCTTGCTTAGCTCGTTCTGCATAGACATTCATAGCGTCTTTAAGGTACTGCTCTTTCCCTAAGACCGACATACGCTTATACGCCTTTGATTTAATTCGCTTAGCTATAGTGTCCCTCAGTGGGCTAGCCCCGCGCACGCCTTTGCCAATCCATATCTGGTATTGCATAAACTCTTCGGGGGTCATTCTTATAGCTGTATCTCCCGCCATTATTGTCCGGCGGCGCTCAGGAAATTCTAGTCCTATTTTTCGCATCTCGACAGATACCGGGTCTTTGCCCGTAGAGGCCTCTTCGTATGAGGGGTCTAAAAAATGGTCGTACCTTATAGGGTCGCCCCATACACTTATTTTGTTAGCGACGCTAGTGGACAGCCCCGGTAACTTTGCAAGGACAGCGTCAAAAGAATTAGTGATATCTTTAATGTTAGGGTCTATAGCCTTAGTAACTTCTTTCTTGACGACATTAGGAATAAAGCCAGTGCCAAATTTTGAGGCATATACCTGTAAGGCCCGAGCATCCCCTTCCTTGGAGGAGTCAGAAAGAGCGGTGAAAAACTGGCTCATAGTGGATAGCCAGTGTTCGTCGAAGATAACATCAGCAGTATAGAATAAAGCCTCGGAGGCCAGCCTAGTTAAATGGTATTGGCCATCTGGGTCGTTCTCCTCGTCTATATTAGACATAGCTGTCTGGATTCGCGCATAAATTTTGAGCGAAGGGCCTATCGGTCCCAATAAGTCTATCTTAATGCGCTTATCGCCTATTCTTATCGAATCAGGGGTATGCCCATCCTTTTCCCACAAGTCACGAGCTTGTAAGTTGGAGGGGGGGTCTCCATCCATACTGTCCCCTAGGGTATAGAATAGTCCGGTTAAGAGCATAGTTCCCGCAGCCATGCGCCCTAAGGCTTCGTCCGCGGCACTGCCGCCTTCTTTAAGTGCGGCCCATGTGAGGCTCTTAGGATTAAGCAAAGGCGCTGGGGTCATTCCGGCTCCGTAGCTTATTAAGTTCACCATGGTACGACGGAAAGGTACTAGCCAGCGCATCCCGGGTAAAGTATGCCCTTTCTCAGCCATAGCTTTTTCTATAGCCGTAGTTGGCCTATTTGTAAAAGTACGACGATCAGCATCTGCAACGCCCTTAGCGGCGATATCAGAGTCTACGTTATCTAGGGCCGCTTGCTTCAGAGCTTTAAATCTTTCTTGTATCTGTACTCGGCTAGCTGGATTACCGGAGTCGCTGAACTCGTTAACGGCTTCATGCATTGCTCGTTTAGCCACTTCGGCGCGGTAGTTAATAATCTTATACACTTCATCCATTCTGGCCAGTGCTCCACCAGGTATATTAACGAAATTACCCAGCCAATCAAGGCCTTTATTTAGAATATAGGAGTCTCCGTTTCCCTTTATAGCTCTATGTTTGCGTTCAATTTTCGCTTGCTTCGCTAGGGCCTCTGGAATATTCATTTTAGCTAAGGCTTCTTCAGATGACCCGTGCAGCCCAGCCTTACCGAACCGTATGCCTAAGAACTCGAAAGCCTCTTTGAATCCTTCACCAATTCCTTGAGCCTCCGCGAATGCTTCCATAAAAGTAGTACGCTCGGCCTCGGAGTTCCAGAATTTCGATCTGGCTTTGGAGAACCCAGCTGCGAACATAGTTTCAAATACCCTGGTAGAAACTGGCACCATATTGGACACGGCGTTAACCCCCTGGGTACTCGGGGCGGATAACAGTGCATTTACATAATACTCGTAAACACCGTCTAACGCCTTAGCTGCAGTAGATGCCGGCTGCTCTGGCCCGCCAGCTAAGCCTTCGCGGTCAAGGGTATTTAACAGCGATTGTAGGTCGTTAGCCTCTACGACAGCTTTACCGCAAGGGGTAGATGCTAATTGCTTAATAGTCATTTGTTACAGCCCTCGGTTAACAGAGTATGCAGGCGGCGCTGCTCTTTATACAGATTGGTCATACCTGGGCTCTCCAAGTCGTTGAAGCGTTTTAACAGCCCCGCCTTCAATTTATGCGTATGCAAGTCATTAAACATCTCGGCATTAGCGGCTAAGCCAATGGCGCTTGGCGCGCCGGTAGAATCTAGGGGCATTACCTTATTAGTTACTTCCATAACCCTGGCCAGAAGCTCAGTGTTGCTATTTCCATATAAGTTCATTTCTCCTAGGGCTTCTATGGAAGCCTTAGAGGCTTTACCACCTGTTAAGCTAGATGCCATCAGGTTGTAAATACCCCGTAATTTAGCCCAAGCTACGGCTGCGGGTAAGTCAGCAGGGTTCGAAGCTAGCCCTTTGGCTGTTTGGTCCATTTGCTGTACAACGTCCTTCATTACTAGGGCTATTCGCTGTACCATATCAGCTGAGTGCTTGGTACTAGCTTCTAGCCCAAAGGTTCTCCCGATATCTATTAGAGGGGCCGCAGACTTAATCGTAGTAGTAATAGTCTTTCCTTTGACTTGCTGGGTAATAGGTTTATCTAACCTCATGAATAACCCATTAATGTCATCCAGGGTATTTATACGCCATATATTTAGCTTCCCGGACCCGCCAGCCGCAGAGGCATCCCACAAGTCGTCCGCGAACCGTACGCCGAAGTGGTCTTCGATATATATCACTTTCGCATTTAAAGCGTCATCGTCTAAGTCTAATACTACTCGCCCGATGCCTTCAAATGACGCTGGGCCGGTTGATCTCTCTCGAGGTTTAGAAATAGGCCCCTCGATATTTGTATCGATTATTCGACCGCCCATGGGAACCCCAGCAATATCTGCAACTTGTCCAGCCTGGGCGGCGTCGCTATAAATTTCGCTGTTCGCAAGAAATTCCGCCGCTTCGTCGTAAGACTCGCCTGCATCTTCCATACGTTGCGCAATTGCAGTATCTATCTTCTCCGCGTCGGTTGGGCCTTTACGAGTAAATTGCTCGTATTCCCATAAGGCTTTGGTTCTTACCTGATTTTCACTAAGCCTCGTGGTCAGGCCTAGCCTGTTAGTGCCAGCCAGCATGTCGCCAAAGGCTAGATATGTCCGCTTGGCATAAGGGCCGTAGTTTGTGCCTTCTAACACCTTAATATCTTTCAGGATATCGTTCCGCATTACTGCGATGCGCTCTACCATGCTGTTATAGTACTTGTTAGATTCGCCTTCGCCCATGCGCTGAGCAGTCACATCGAACATCTGCTTTAAAAACGCAGTTCGCTGCGCTTTATAAGCCTGTAAGGCCCCGCTCATTAAATAAAACTTGGCGTCTTTTTCTCCCTCCGACTTCTTCTGCTTGTCAAACCAGCCAGGGTTTGTGACCTCCATCTCGTCGAACGCATTCTTACCGCGCAATACATCTTCAGGTAACAGATTTACTGTAGTATCCACGTGGTCGCTTGATATTCGGCTTGGAGCAGAATCCTGATATGTGTAGCCAGTTACTCTACTGTCATTCCAGCCGTATAGCTTAGCAATAGCTTCAATTTCCGAGTCTGGTAAGGCCTTAACCATAATATAGCTATTGCTAGCTTGATCCCATACCTCGGTATCGACTTTTAGCCTATCTGCCGCGGGAAAGTCTGGGCGGACCCCGCGCCCATGGAATACCTTCCGCTGGGGAGACCCCCAGTATTTAAACTTACTGGCCAGCATATTCATAACCGAGGCCCGGTCCACAGCTGCCGGGTAATTTATAGCAGGTACGAATTTAGGCGGAATAACTTTTTCGGCCGCGGGCAAAGGTACCTGGTTAGGCATATCGCTTTGTAAGACTATGCCAGTCCCGTCTTTTGTAAATACGAGATGGTCTGTTATATCCCAGTCTTTGTACTGGTACGGCGATGTAGTATCGCCTACCCGCTGTTCCCGGCGTATAATACTACCTGGAGCTACTTCATAACGATCTTCAGCCCCTGAGAGGCCCCTAACATAACCAGCTCTCAACTGCGATACCCAGGGAGTCGCTTCGATTTGCTGGATGCGTTTCCAAGCTTCTGAATCTATAGCTTCGTCATATTGGCGTCTAACCCCAGCTTCTATGTCCGCGTATAATTGCTTAGCGGCTTTACCAGATATAGGGGTACCGGCTACACGTGCAGCTTTAAGCTGCGCGTTAAACAGGCCTACAACATCTTCTGTGAAGTCTTCATTTTTAGGACCGTACCAGCTAGCCTTAATTTTATCGCGAACAGCCCGGTATTTCGAGGCCCTTATTTTCTGCCCGAGTTCCGACACTGCCTCGGCGGGCCTAATAACTTCTGACTTCGGAGCGAGTGCATCTAGCCGATCTGCTGCGCTATCCTTTGGTATGCTAGGCATATCTGGGCTAACTAAGGCAGATGCGGCAGATGCGGCAGGGTTGTCTGGATTAACTGGGGAACCCGCGGCAATAGCTGATATCTTCGCTTCCAAAGAAGCCGCGGCTCCAGAGGCTTCTGGGCTCATGCCGGCCCCTTGGGCCTTAGCAATTGCTCGGCTATATACTTCGCGGGTATCTGGATCTCGCAGGTCTCCTTTAGCCACATCTGCCTTTAAAGACGCTAGGGCGCTATCAACTTGCTTAGCCGTTAAATTCATCTCCGGGATTACGGCACGGTCTGAGTACCTCATAGTCCGGTACGCATAGCTAGAGTAATAGGCGTCTTTCTCGGCGCGAGAAAATTTCTCCTTCACGACCTCTTCGACAGCTTCAGTGACGGTATCAGCTAGGCGCGGTGTGAAAGCCCCAGTAGCCAAGTCAGCCACTACTCCTGTGCCTACTCCGAACAAAACTTCGGCGGCTATGCCTACAAAAGGATGGTCTTCTGCAATTTCCTCAGCCCCTATTGTTGCGGCAAACTCTACGGGAGACCCTGCAGCAAAGGATTTCATGTACCGGGCATAGGTTTTAGTAGCATAGCCTCCAAGATATTTACCAGTAGCCCGCCGGGCTTGATTAACCGCCATAGCTCCGAGGGCCCCCATACCCGTAACTGCAAACTCCACGGGAGACGTAGTTTCTACTAAGCCCTTAGGATTCTGGCCAGATGCTATCGCTGCGGACATTTCGTCCCCGATACTCAAGAAATATTCTGCGGCGTCTTTGGAGGTTTCAAATAGGTTCGACCCAGGCAGACCACTATCTTTCCAGTCGCCTTTTTGGCGTACTATCGCTTCTGTAGGCGAGGCAACCTCCGGCGGTATTGCGTCATCTCCAGCGGCCTTTCGCAACTCCCGCTCAGGGCTCTCAGCCTCTACGGCTGATTCGAACTCGGCTTTAGCCGCCTCAGCTTCTTCGTTCAGCGACGGCCTAGGCATTACGGGTACAGATTCGGCCTTCGCAATCTCTGCCGGCGAGATAGCTTCAAAAGGCTGACCTGGCGTCGAGGCTCCGGACATAATAGCTTTGTCTGCCGCTACGGTTGCCTCGGCTTGCTGGCCCTCTTGACTAGCTCGTTGGGCCTCTATAGCAGCTTGAGTTTCAGCTTCCTTGCGTTGGACTTGAGCCTGGAGAGCCCCGGTTAAGTCTAAGCCTAAGGGCCCACTAGGGTCCAGCAAATCAATTATGTCTTGTTTGGCCTGAAAGCTATTCTGCATTAGTTGCGCCTTGTCGTTTAGTCTGTAGGATATACTGCTTTTGAAGATACAATTGGTACTTATCGCGTTTAATATCCCGTCGCATAGCTGAATCTTCCATCAACTTAGCGGCTACTTCTGCCGGATTCGCTGGGTCTAAGCCATACTTAGCTAAGAGGTCTAGCTCGGCGTACTTGTAGACTTTATCTAAATCAACTTCACCCAGTTCACGAGGAGCCAATTTAGTAATCGAAAGAAGCCCTCCGAAATTTAGCCCTGGAATAGCCCTTAAAGAAGCTTCAGGTATTCTGACCATAGATACGTTTTGTTTAGATAACCCTTGCGCTTCTAACTCCTGAAGCATCTCCGATTTTACTCGTAATACCGCAGTTGTTGCATTTTCTTTAGGGTTAGTACGCGAGTCGTCTAAGGCTTGATTGAACCGAGAAGACCAATAGGCTCTTTGGTCCGCTACAGCGCGCTCCATCGTCGCATACGCAATTGCCTCGTCGTCCTGATAAGCAAGATCCGTAGCTGAAGGTTTAGCTAAGCCGGGAGGAAGGCTAATCATGTTAGTTACGAATGCATTCGCTTCTTTTCGCTGCTGGGTTATATTCAATTTTCGATCGCTAAGCATTCGCGTATGAAGGGCTTGTCGATCTGCCGCGCTTACATAAACTGGTAATTCCTGGAACAATACGGCGTCAGGGTTATGTGTATATTCAGAAGCTAGTGCTTGCAGAGCTATATCAGCTCCTGGGTCTGACGGCCTTCCACTTACAAAATCATCAAACAACTTTTCATACTTAATCTGCTCAACTGGGTCGACTATACTGCCAATAGCAGATCGATTCCCTGTTGACATGGCGGACCGTAAGACGTTATGGTTATATATTTCTTCTTGAGCTTTATGGTCAGCTGCATTCTGTCGCGCAGCTGTAGAGATTCGAGAATTATGTGCTAGCATCGCGCTTTCGACCCTGCTTAAAGCAGCTGCAGTTTTCTGAGGGTCTACGTTACTTGCTACGCCTTGCATAACATACTCAGCAGCTAGAGCGAAGTTATTCAAATCGGCCTGCTGAGCCGCTGCCGATAGATAGGCGTCTTCTTTAAGGGCCCGCTTAGTTTTCTCAGCCAATTCGGGTTGCGCCGCGTAAAACACATCGACGCTTTCTAAGGTCTCGACTAGCTGAGCATTAAACTCAGCAGGGTCATTAGAGGCCTGTAACATCTTAGTACGCTCTTGCTCGAGGCTGTTTTGCTGGATGTTTTTTTCCCAAACCGTCTGCTGCTGAGCTTTATGTTCTGCACTCTTCGATATATAATTGCTAGATACCTGGTGCAATTTCGGCAGCATCTTGGCTTTAACGGCGTCCCCCGCCCCGGAGATAGCGGAAGCGGCGAGCTCTTTTATTTTTGCTGCGACACTCTGATATGTATTAACGGCTTCCTGGCCAGATGTGTACAGATATCCTTGGTCCCCTGACGCTATCGCCATTAATTGGTCTTCATAATCCAGGAGCCTCTGGCTTGCCTCAGCCGTGTCAACTCGGTCTTGATACTCTAAAGCTGCGCGGGTCATGCTCATGCCAGCTTCAGCTATCTGCTGAATTGTTCTATCAGGCCGCACCTCTGGCACAGCCATATTACTCCATTGGGTATTGCCAGCGTTAACATTAACTCGTGGAGCTCTGGTATTCGCGCCTATTGAGCCATCAAGGAGTACGGGACTAAGCCCGCCGGGGGCCCCGCCCGTATTCATACGCTGCGACGCTAAGTTAAAAGATATGCTTGGCATTAGTTAAGAGTGCCCCCGTAATCAAGATCATAGGTAGAAGTCCCAGTCAGTAGGCTGCCGGAAGAACTACTTCCTACCGGCACGGTTTTTCCGCCATAGTATGACCCTACCGCGCTAGAAGCAGCGCTAAATAACCCTTGGGTTAAGTTGCTAGAAATCTGCGCCTGATTAGACGAAAACTGCTGTGTAGCTCCAGATATGCCAGCACTCAGCTGATATCCTGCAGTCCGGGTATTAGCTTGACCAGTTATCGCAGTTTCCATTAAGCTCGCCTGGGCTCCTAGCCTTGCGTTATTGAGAGACATAGCGGCCCCCATTTGGCCCTCGTACATTATTTTTTGCACCTGCATTTGTCCTTGCCAGGAGCCTTGAGCCATGGCGTTATGTATTTTAGCGGCTCCTATATCTGCGTTATGGCGTATCACGAAGGCATCCATAGCCTCCTGACTTCTTTGCGCCACGACTACGTCTTGGTGCGATCCTTCGCCTATAGTTATCCCTGAGCTAGCTTGAGCCGCAACTATTTCACCGCGCTCCCTTGCTCGCATACGCTCTAGGCTAGCCTGCTCCAGCCCCTCGGCTTCCCAAAGAAGTCGGAGCTCTTCTTCTAGGAGCAGATTATTATACGCTACGGTATCTTCGACTTGCTGTGCGTTAAATGCTGCAACATCTAAGGCCGCTGAGGCATTCATATTAGCAGCTTTCATTTGCATAGCGGCGTTAAATATACCAAGCATTGTTTGCGACTGTATATTGGCCATATTATTATTATAACCCATTTGGGCGTTATAATTATTCCAGGCTTGTTGCTCGGCGTTTTGAGCTGAAGCTTGGTTAGCCGATACTACAGAGCCGACAGCGGACACAGCGGCCATAGCTATTAAAGGCCAGACCATTATATGGCTACCTCCACGGTATCAACTACACCCCGTACGGTCATAGGCAGGGGCTGTTTTTGTCTTATGAAATATTCTGCGGTCCTATCAAAACCTTCTAAGAAAGGGTAATGATAAATGCCGCTAAATAACGGAACCTGCTCGCCGGTTGGGTCAGCAGGTACCCTGAACATTAGCTCTTCTTCGACGTCTCCATCCTCACTATCGTATCTCCCTATATAGCCTCCTAGCGTCTTATAGAAGTCAATATCTACGTCCGTAATTCTCTGCATCCTTCCAAAGCTGGTCCCGCTACTCGTAGGTATGTCTGACAAGTAGGGTCGTACTTCGCTAACATATGGAAGGCCTACCACAACTTCGGTATACCCGTCGCTGTCCAAGGATATCTGGCCGCTTTCCACTATCCTAGAAGGGTGAACAGTGCCGTCGGCCAATATATCTACTTCAAGGCCTTCTAAATGGCCGAGGCCTGAAACCAGGGTCCCTGTCGGAGAAAGTACTAGATGGCTATCGAGAAATCTGCCTTCTGCCGCTGTTACACCAGTAAATTCATCTTCCATTTTTTCCACGAAATAATGATCTTCGCCCGATACAACACGTTTGACTATAGCCCATACTTCATCGGTCCGACTCTTACCAGGGATAGAGCATACGGTTTTAAATTCTCCCAGCGTATCGTGTAAATGCCAACCTACTACCTTATGCTCTCGCTGGTAAGTACAGCCGAGCAACGCGCCGTCTTCTCTTACCATCCAAATAACTTGGTCAGGCATTTGTTGGAATGTCCAATCCACAATAGAATAATAGTCCGTGAAGTGTGTAGCGAGAACCGAACGGTCTGAAGTCTCATAGGAGTCCGTTGTGTATTCGTACTTAAACTCGTTTATAGTTCTGCCATGGCGTTCTACGAATAAGGTGGATAGTCCAACCATAAGGGGTTTAATTTTCTCGCTGCCCATATTGGTTTGTCGCTGCGCTAGCAATGACTGGGGAGCCATAGAAGCCTGCCCGGCACCTTGTACGGTCCATTCGTTACCGATAGTACCGATTGCCAATACTTTGACCGATATCATCCACTTAATCTTATTCATCGTGCCTGAGTCTAGCCTGTAGGTTATGCTATCCGCTGCATTCACCCCAGAGCAGCCGACGCCGTCGAAGTCTCCGAAATTGAGATAATCGCCCGCCGCGCTAGCCCATGAGGTCTGGGGATGCATCGTACTGCCGCCGAACATAAGGCGCTGTTGATGAAAAGTTACAGTTTCTGGCCAATTAGATGCGGCGGTATAGTCAGGTTCTCGAGTTATAGGGTCTACAGGCCATTCGTCCGGGTAGCACTTAAAATTAAGATCGGCCCAGGCCCAGTGTTCGGCTGAGTTTCTAATTATCACGATGGGCTGCATATTAGGCTGAGCTATATATACTTCGTCTAGCGATTGGGCATAATCGAACTCTTCTATATTGAAGCCGACAGGGAGGTCTAAAGCTACTATAGTGCCGATCGGGATAGCCGGGGTAGTTAGAGATATATCGATTTCGATATACTCAGCTTCTAGCACGTTAGACACGTTTACAGTAATAGAATTGTCTACAACCGATATCGTGTAATCGGTGGTTTCTTCTAACTCGGTACGTACAGAATCGGTATCTATGAGGGACACTATAGAGCTATTATAGGTCTCTCCGACTGGGAAAGTAAAGACATTATCTTCTCCAGTGCCCTCGTATAGCTGCTTTAAGGTTTTCGTATAGCTCGTAGTGGCCCCAGTACCGACGATAAGACCATCGTCGCTACCAATAACCATATATATCTCACCGGATTCGGCTTGAAAAAATATAAGGGTATACGCTAGGGTTTCGCTAAATACGAAAGGAATCATCCTTACCCTGGCCACAGCCGTATCGAAATAAATTTCATTTAGGTCATATAAAAATCGCATACCCGGCCTTCGAGTTACGGGGCCCTGAACTTGACAGGTCATGTTCCTGAGTTTCTTGCACCCGTTCTTAAAACGATCGAAATCTAGGCGAGCGCCCAGCCTTTCACTGAGCTCTCCAGCCGTAAAGGTATGCTTTATTCTATGTACGCCGCCCATAGCCATTTAGCTATATTCTCCAGTTCTGAAAGCCGTTAAAGAAAAATCGGCATCGACGAAGCTATCTAGCGCGGGATTCTCATTGTTGGCCAGATGCCTATTTCCCATAGCTGCATCCGTTGCCCAGGCGTCGGTTTTCTCTACCGTGTATTGCTGGAATAAAGTTTTAGTGAGCTCTTTATCCTGCGTAAGGGGTAGACAAATTCTAACTGCTAAAGCGACGCTTAGAAGGTTAACAAACTGCGCAGAAAACTTCGAGGGGTCTGTCACGTTCTGGATATACATTAGAACTACCGGGGTCTTCTCGCTATCGAGAGTACAATGTAATTCTCGTCCTCGTATTTCCCATTCAGTTAGGCTTCCTTCAGGCCACAGGTCGATAGGCTGATGACAATCGGCCGGTACAGCATAGGTAAACACACCGTCTGGTACCCAATCTAGGGGCTCGGCGAGCTTATTTAAGGCCTTTTGCCTTCGCGCAAAAGGCCAATCAAACTGGGCCAATAAATAGGCCCTAGTGGCCTCATAGAACCTATCGCACATTCTAGCCCTCTTGTTGCCTTCATCAAAGTCGCGTATTGACGCCTCTCCAATAGCGGCAAGGGCCTGATTGCATATGTTTACCTTAGACATTACCATGGTAATTACTCAGCCTTAGGAGGTAAAGCCTCTTCGCCAATATATCGATCTCGGGCGTCAAGAATTTGGGCTACAATAGCCTCTTTATTTTTAGCTGTGATTTTGAAGTTAAAAGCCTCTTGCATAGCCTCTTTGGCCTCCGCTAAAGACCATTTAGCGCTCAGCAACTCCTCTTCCGACGCAGTAGCAAAGTTAATGCTTGCGCTATCCAGGACTACAAAATGCGGAGGGCACTTCTCGAAGTCTACTACTTCTCCTACTGAGAATATTTTATTCCGCCCGGATACCGGGTCTTTAGAAAAACATTTACGCTTACATGTACATTTCATTATGCTACCACCTGTTGATTAACCGCTTCTAAAAATAGTGAGCAGATATTGTCCTGCTGACCGTCCTTATCCGTCACTACGCTGCCCGCTATGGCTGCTGCTATAGCGACTAACGCGGTGTCAACCAGGGCTTTATTAGCTACAGAAAGCCCCAGATAGTCATCCCTGAGCTTTATATTCGCTATCGTTACTTTGTCCATGCTTTACTCCTGCGCTCTCCTCCCTCGAGAGGAGAGCATTATGGGTTACCCGTTAGTCTGAGAAGAATCCAGAATGATATCTACGGTGCCGTCAGCAAAGGCGACTTTAATAAATTGCTTAGTAGTACTGGGCAACCGGGCTTCCATTACTGGAGCGGTCAAACAACTGAATACACACAGCGCCACATAGGCACCCCCTTCAGTATCGCAGGTGGTTACGGTAGCCGTAGTAGTAATGCCCTTCATCTGAAGAACTATTTGGCGGCCCGCACCAGATACTCCAAGGTCTACAGCAACTGTAGTTGCTACAGCCAATTGATGGTCAAGAATAGCCATGATATATCTCCTTATGCAGTGACGATTGCTTCGGTAGCGAGCAATGCGTCTGAGGTTTTGAGGGGGATTCCAGAAATATTAAGCTGGTTCTGGACTCCGTATACATCGCTCAAGTTAAGAGCCATGTTAGACTTACGATACATCGCCTTTTCCAAACGAGAGTGTACCTGCCTATTCATGTAAAACGAAGGCCGACAAGACCCAAGATGCGGAATAGCATTGGTGGCATCGATCATCGCATCGATAATATTATTAATGGCTGCTTCGTCAATGATAGCGCCTACTTCCACGTTAGCGATACGAACGATATATCGCCAATCCTTTACAGCAAGGCCTTGCTGAATGCGATAGTGGGTAGCCAATCCTCGGAATACGCCACCGTCAGCATCGCGGCAGTCAATCTCCCCCAAGTCCTGGCGCTCCAGACCCGCTGGTGAGCCCTTGGGATAGATACCAAATACCGAATTCTCGCCCCAGCCTATAAGATAGATGGAGGACTGAACATCCGCAGTGGTACCCCCAAGAGACAGTACATGATCCATGCCCTGGGTATTCGCTGTAGGTTTATTGGCGGGTTGCCCAAGCACATCGTAGCGCGGGGCTAGCCCGAGAAAGCCCTCCGGAGTAGTTACAGAATCGCCGTAGAACAGCATTTCGGCCAGTTGCTGGTTAAGTCCTTCCAAAATACGACGATCTTCATTCATCCGGAACTTCGCAACATCCTGGGACATTCTGGCCAATACAAGATCGCATTCTGAGCGCTGCTCCAGAAGGCCGATGGTATCAGATACCTGGGCAGTAGTTCCGTGCTTAGGCTTGATACCATAATTAAGTTTACGCCAAGTTCCCTCAGGGATGGTAGCGTCAACTACGTGGGTATGGGAAGTAGTCTGGTTGGCCTCATAAAAGGGCATGTCATCCAGAATTGGATTGGTTTCATTGAGAAGTTCGCCGACTGGCGCGAGCATACCGGTTGAATCGAGCTGTTTTGCGAGAACTGATAGTGTAGGCCAGCTCCCTGTTGGATCATATGCCATGATGTTTATCCTTTATTATTGTTTGTCTTTAGGGGCATCCTTGGGATACCACATATGCGCTACGTCTTTCGGATTACTGGCGGGGGTGTTAACCGCGCTTTTTAGAAATCCGCCTTCTTCCATTCGTCGTCCGAATTGAAAGAACATCTCCAGGAGTCTGGGATCGTTCCCATATCCTGTATCGTTAAGAACCTGTTTTAGCTGTCCTGTAGGGTCGAAGTGGTTCATGCCTCGCTTAGCCAAATTAATATTCGTTTCAGCAGATTCTCCCCAAGATTTAATGTGAGCTTCTCCAGCCGTCCTTAAGGCGCTGGCCATTGCTGCGCTACGTGCTTGGTCTAGCTTAAGCACACCTTGCGCCTGCTCTTGAGTCATATCTAGCTTATTGAATATCTCTCCTAGCTGTGCCGGTACTCCTTCTCCTAACTGATAACCGTCCGCAGCTGGTACGACGCGTTGGACAGGGGCTTCCTGCTCGCCTTCCGTAGAGCTCGGTGGAGTTCCAGTAGGTTCAGATATAGGCGCCACAGGCGCTTCTGCCTGGGCTGGGTTAGGTGGGGTTTGTTCGGGACCAGATGGAGTCTCATTTCCCTGTGACGGTGCTTGAGTTTCTACTGTCATAACTTCTCCTGCTTTTTAAGTAAAAGGTTAGGATAAAAAGAGCTATCCATTTCGTTAAGTAAATCTAGAAGTTCTAGGCCGATAGACCTTCGCCCTTCTTTATAGGCCCCAGCTGAGTTCCCAGTGAACGTAGATTCGTATAGGCCGCACATAGCTAGTACTTCCCATATCAGGTCTTTACCAGCGGCGCTCTTTGTTACTTCTTTAGCCTTTGCAAGCAAAAGAGAGCGCTCTTTTTTGTACTCCTGGGTTAACCTACGCTGTTCTATTTCTAAAGGATTCATTTTATAGCATCCCCAGTTCTTGGGCTAATTGCTGAGTTTCCATATTTATTTGGCCAGCTTCAGCCGCGGTTTTACGCGTAGTAGCATCCTGTACATCGACTCCCGATTGTAATTGAGCTACTTGAGCTTGTTGCTCGGCTTTCTGCTGCTGAGCTTGGGCTTGAGCTCTTTTACGCCTTAGGTCTTCAACTTCTGATTGAGGCCTTAATACTCCCAAAGCTACTCCTGAAATATCAGCCATTTCCCGGGCTGCTTCATCGACATTTATATTATCCAATATCGTCTGATCGAATTGAGCCGCTTGGCCGACAAAACCCATGAAGGAATTTATCCCGTTCATAGCTATTCCGCGTTGCGCCGTGGCCAAAGGACTAATCATAGATATACTATAGTCCCCGGCTATCTCAGCTAATTCTGGCGATAACGGTTGGAACCGCTCCTTGCGTAACATTATGTTAAAACAGCGCTCGATTACGGGCTGTAAAAACTCATGCTGCAGCCTTTCGATCACTGGTCCAAGCCGCAGCATCTTTTCCTGCTCTTGCACATTCACTTGAGTGGCCTTAAGCGGAGAAGCATTAGGGTCACGAGATGCCGTTAAAAATATATCGTTGAAAAAATTCCTTTGTATACGCTGCTCAACTCTTTCAATGGCCGCACTTACGCCCTGAAAGTCGAAACGAACTTGCATAACAGGAGTTATAACTTCATTAGGGTTGGAGTAATAGTTCAACCCCCCGGGCATCGTATTGGACTTACCTCTCATACGCGCAGGTATATTCAAGGGCGGCGCGATGGTTTTATGAGTGGCCATTAGAAACGACTTTTCCATCTCCTGAAGTCTTCGTATATGCGGAATAGCCCTTGAGCCGGGGCCTATACCATATATATCGGATCCTATGGTTCCCCATCGCGCTATCGGGTATGGAAACTCGTAGAACCCTCGGACTTCTAACGGCTCATTAGGAGTAGAATTCTGGACCGCCCTGCTGGCTGAGTTACCAGAGGCCACTTCGTATACCACTTTAGTAAATGGCATCACACCGTGAGGCCTACGAACAGTATATTCTACCAATATGACGTTAGCTACGTCTATACCTGCTTTATTATTCGAGACAATATCTTTACACGATTTACTAGCCTTATCGGGATACGATTCTACGACTTGTCTAGGAGTCTTAATGATAGTCCTAAAGAACACTTCCGCGCGGCCGTCCGCTCCTACAGCAAAGGCATATTCGCCGGCTGTTAGCAATTCGAATCGGAACGGATTAGAATCGGTATTAGAATCCTCTCCTACATACATACTTCCGGTGCCGTACCCGGCGTACTCTATGTAGAACGAATTGATGATACTATAAAAATTACTTTGGTGTAGCGCGGCATTCAGCCTTTTTTCACAGTCTTGAAGCCAAGCTTTCAACGGCTCAAAGCCTTTAATATTGTCATCTGCCCAGTCGAGCTTGAACCAGGGCCTTGAGGGCGAAGTTAACCCCGAATGCATCCCTGAAGTGAGAACATATAGGGCGTCTTCGCCTATAGTATTTATCACTTTTTTAGTCGTCAAGCTTCTCTTGCGTGGCTTAGAATACACCTGGTAGATACCGCGACCGGGGGTAAGGTACTCCGTAATCATACGCCAGTCAGATTCCCATTCGACTCTCTCACTACGAGCTTCTTGGTACGCCGCCATAACCTTAGTATAGCTAAGAGGGTGCTCTGGACTAGTTATGTCTATGTCCTTTTTCATTCGGTTCCCAAGAGACTGGTATTCATTTCAGTATCTTCGTCTTCATCGGTAAGTGAAGAGTGTATAGTATCCATACGCCCTTTGCGTTCTATAGCAGCTTCCTCAGCTTTAGCCTTATTGCCTAGCTCTTCCATTTGAGCTGACCAATCTACTGGTTCTGCTGTAGCTACCTCGGGTGGAGGCACGCTCATAGGCATCATGGGCTGTTGATTAGACTGCATCATCATTTGCATTAGCCCCATCATCGCTCCCATGTCCATACCACTTGACTGTGGTACTGCCGCAGGAGGCGGAGCTGTTCCACCTTTTCCGCCCATTTTATGCTCCTAGTATCGATGTGTTAGCCCCTAGGGCTGCCTCATCGTCTATTAAGGTTTTCTTAGCCGACTTAGGGGTTATGCTGCCCCCAGCTTTCTGCTCGCCTACTGACCCTGGGGCTTCAGCCTCTACGCCTTTGCCTCGCCAGATAGTCTGTTCAAAATCTCCAGCCCCAATTTCTCCGAACGACGCTTCTAGCTCTGACTGATTCCCTTCTGACCAGAGTGAACTGAAGTAATTTGATATGCGCTCATTCTTCAATTCGTCCGTCATGCTATAATCCACCCCCATGAGCGCGGCATTGGCTTTCTCTTGGGCTATTTTCTCAGACACGTAAGTCGTCGCGGAATTGGCCGCATCGAAATACCCGCCTATCATAGCATCTCGCTTGCTTGTAAGACCCGCAATACGCGCCTCTTCCATAGCTTCAGCTTGCGCAGCTTGCATCTGAGCATACGCATTAGCTTGGCTTTCTTGGCCTTGAGAAAACATCATCTTCATGTTTTCCATGGCCACTTTTTCATTATGCGCATCGAGGTAGCCCTGAGCTACATAGTCATAGCCTTCCATGTCGGGAGTCCATCCGACAAATCCAGACATGCCTTTATTGCCTTCCTTCATGCTTCGGCCCAGATTATAGGCATCCGCTGAAGTATACTGTGGAGCTGAACTCCCTCCTTTTCCACCGCCACCCATTATTCGTCGTCCTCTGTTAGAAGTGAAGTAGTTTGTTTTGGCTTAGGAGCAACCCTACGTTCAGCCTGCGCTGTTTGGCCAGTTTTATGATACTGAGACAGATCTTTGGCTTTTTCTATATTGGCGCTTTGGGCGTAATAATCTTTCCACTGCTGCTCATATTGCTTGTTGCCCGCTTCAGTACCGAGAACCTTATCTATTTTTGGGGCTACTAGAGATGTAACAGGGTCCCACTTTCGGGTCTCCGGTATTACATATCCCACTGGGTTCATAATGGCTTCTACGGTACCCATATTGCCTTTACCGCCGCTACCGCCTTTACCTGATGAACTATAGCCTGCTGAACCGCCGCCGCCCATTAGAAACTCTCCCGTGTGCATACTGATATCATACAGTCAGTAGGCTTTCCGTTATATATAATACCACTTGGCAAAATGCCCTGCTTCTTGTACCCGATCTTTAGCGCAAATATACAAGCGGCGCGATTAACGAGCGGCGTCAAGCCGTACAAAGCATCTAAGAAATAGCCACTGCCATCCGGGCGTTCCCTAGTTAGTGTGTACTCCGCAGCAAATCGGCCTATCGCTATCCGCTTCTTGGTGTCAATATCCGGGGAGGTACTGAAGTGCGACTGTGCTGCCCTCCCTGTAAACCCCTCTAAGGTGAACTCCCCAAGCAGCTCTCCTTCTTCTTCGACGAAGTACATCTGCTTGCCTAGGCGCTGAATAACTTCTAATACGTCTAGCCACTGAGGGTTTTCTATGTCGCTAAACCTATACTTAAGAGTGTCTTCTAAAGACATTCTCTGGAAATAGTACTGCACCTGGTCAGGAAGTAACGTAAGGAGAGGAGTCACACAGAATGCAGAAGGAGAATTGTGTGCCGGTTTAGTAGAGGATGTAGCTGTCTGAGATGGCGCATTCATATGAAACTCCCCTCCGTACTCTCGTAATTTTCCATAAACCCCAGCGGGTCATAAGCTTCACGGGCCGATCTGTCGGCGTCGTCGTGCACTCTACGAAGTAGTTCTGGCGTAATACCTTCGTCTTGGAGACTTTTGGCCAGAATGGGTTCTTCGTCTAGGTCTTCTGAGTACATCAGAGCCGCGGCGTCTCCTAAGTCTGTCGACGCAAATCCGCGACTCTTAAGCGAACTTTTACTCTCGACTTGCAATTTGCCCCTGTCGTTTATGACAAAGGTCAAGGCGCTGAGGTCTCGAATTAAATCAGGCTGATCCTCTGGCAGCCAAGCCGGAGAAGTCGGATGACAAATATGGGACTTCATGCGATTCCATATTTCGTCCTTTTTCCTATGGCAGAGTCGGTCGTAGGTCTTTCCTGCGAAGTCTACCGGTATAACCCGATCTTGGTAGCCTAGCTGAAATAGTCTTGACCAGACGGCTTCACCGCGCCCTGCGTCCACGAAACAGTAGTGGGCTTTCCAAGCTCTCAAGTGCTCCGCTACCCTCGTGGCCAGGGCCATAGGATCAATACCGCGATATACTTCCGGGTCTTCCCATTTCCGACCTTGCCTGCGCATGATAACCGCTCGATCACCATTTTCAGCATAGGCCGGGTCAACGCCTATTATCCTAGGAGCAAAACTATAGTCTCTAGGTAACAGGTTCTGATTTACGGCAGCTTCTAGTTTTCCGAGCGGTATCAGCGTTTCTTCACTGGAGGCTGTCCAGCTGGTGTAAAATTCCTGGTCGATCAGCGATTCTGGCATTCCATCTTTGCGTTCTTCTTCGATCTGCTCTACCGTCGGAAAGCCAGTATCGCGGGCGGTGAGCTTTTCATAGAACCACTTGTCGTTTCCTTTGGCCATCATAGCCATATTGTAGAAGTGGTTCATTCCACGAGGCGTACCGTTAAACAAGGCCCAGCCGCCATTTTCAGCCAGAATTGGCCGCATAAACTGCCATACTCCAGGTTTATGGAGCGAAAACTCAGTGAAAATCAAGCCTATGGGGTTAGTGCCAACTATCGCATCTGGGTTATCCGATCCTACTAACTGAATTAGCGATCCGTTGACCAGCCAGAGCTTCATCGACTGATCTAGAGTACGCTCCACCACCTCTGGTGGGATATAATCGCGGAACCTTTTACCAGTTCCGTCGCTGCCTTCCCAAATAATCGATCGCACCTGGTTGGCAAATGGTGCTATATATAAGTACAGCCCTTTACGCTTGAGAGCTTTCGCGGCTAGTATATTGACTGCCGTTAAGTCTTTGCCGTTTCTTCGGGGCCATACGGTCACTGCGCGCAATCCAGGGGTATCCTTCATCATGTAATTCCAGAGGGGCTTCTGGTAATTACGTAGCGGGAGGATCGGTAATTCAATAGCCATTATTGGACCACATTGGCTATATTAACTACGACGCCGTTGCCTTGGGCAGCAAGAGCATCTTTGAAGGAATCAGCCAAGTTAATCGGCTCGCGTTCCTGTATACTTTGTACGGCTTTAGCGAGACTGACCAGCTTAGAAGCCGCTTTGCTATCCGTGACATCTACTTCAGCTGATACTTCCAGAATTTTTTTCAACAGAGAGCGTTCGATTTCTGCGTATAACGATTGATTATCGATCTGCCTAAATAGTGAAATTATGCTAAGTTTCGATCGCGTCAGCTTTTCTAACTGGTCCGCAAAAGCCTGGATATCCGAGGTATCCGGCATATCGGTGGGCTCAATTTTGCGGACCCACCCTTTCAGCTCTATTTCATCCTTGAGGTGGACGATTGGAAACTCATACTGCGCGGCTAATTCCTCGGGGGACTTCCCCAAGTATTCATAGTCGAAGCGGCAGGCGTTAACCTTATGATCGTGAATATTACTCATATACAAACCATAACGCAGAAACACAGAAAAGTAAATACTTTTTTCGTTTTTTTTAGCCTTTCTATTTAAGCGTTTCCTTAAATAGCCTTTTAGAACCACAGGAGTTATATTTTCTAGCGAGAAGGCTTGTATGGTCTCCAAAACGGCTTGCGTACTCGATTTTAAAAAGAAGGGAGTATGAAAGCTCACGAGAACGCGAAAAGTCCATATAGAGCGAATATGGAGCAAACATCTGTGTGTCCAGAAATCGATTGTCTCAACTAGGTCGCTAAGCTGAGAAAAGGGAGGGTCTGGTCGTCACGGTGATTAAGCTTCTAAAACTGAGAAAAGGGAGAGGGTCTGGCCGTCACGGTGATCAAGCTTCTAAAACTGAGAAAAGTAGGTGTGTAGACTATCACTACGAATCGGACGACCGTTTTTCCCCCGAGGGCCCTTTCTAGACTTTCCCACGAAATAGCATGAAGTGCCGGCGCTTCTGTTGTTCTTCGCTTTTGATTTTCTTTTTTTATCGTATGTATCACACCAGCCAACCAACTTCAAAGGAGACAAGACATGACTATCGAGCTAAGTGACAAAGAGGCTAAGGACGCTGTACAATTCATAGAAGACTTCGTATCACGCTGCATCGCTGAGCACATCAAGAGCGCAGTCAGCGACAATCGTATTAAAGAGTACCGCAAATGATAAGAGCCATAATCACATGCATAGCATGGATGACCATGATAATATCGTTCATGGTTTCTATCTAATTCTTTTGATTTTATTTTTTTTATTGGTACATATCGTACCTACTAACCGACCAAGGAGGTCACTATGAAAGACATCAAAATTAATACAAAAGAAACGAAAGTAGCAGGCAACGCCGGCGGAGCAGCCAAGCACGAACAACTGTTAAACGCCCTGTCTCAGGCCGATGGGTATAGCATGAGAGTTGTGGATGCAATTGAAATGCTTTACCCAAATGACCCACGACCCGAAGAGAAA